TCATCGTGCCTTTAATCGCACTATCTTCGGTGAACTTAATTACAAATGTACGTAAGCAACCTGCTTCAAGGGCAAAAGTTGCTAAGTTTGCCAAATCGGCAAGGGCGGTAGTAGTAGCATAGTTTGCTGTTCCTACAAAATCTGCGGTGCGTGCATGGTCTGAATGTTTTACAGTAACTTTCAAATCGGTATCTGATGCGTTTAAATCAGCATAACCTTCAACGTCACCAATTAAACGTAATCGCCAAATCTTCTGTAAAGCCTTTGCTGTAGTCGCATTTCCTATTAACTCACCAATAAATTTATCAGCAATAACTTCTGTAGGTGTGTTGTAAGTGTTTGTTGGATTTGCGTTTGTAGCACTATCCACTTCTTCCTGTGTAAGGGTGCTCATGTTGTAACTCCGTTATGTTTGTTTGCTTGATTGTATCAACGTTTTTGACGTTATTTATTTTTTACTATCTTCGGACTTCATACCTGTTGTTAAGCCTAAACTTAGATCAATAATCGATGTAGGCTTAATATTTCCTTTGTATAAATCATAAACGTAACCTGCTTGACGTCCTGCAAAGCCAAAGACTGGTGATCTTGTTAGCACAGATAGAGTTACTAAGATACCTTTAATATCACTACCTCTTAATTCTTTATTAGGTGATACAAGTTTAGTTATAGCCTTAGCTGTTACAGCTAGATTTGACAATAAAGGTGTGCTTAACCATGATGAGTTGTAAAAGTTATTACCTAATAATGGATCAATAATACCAGTGTTTACAATCTTACCTACAAAAGGCATTGAGCTTGCTAAACCTTTAGACCATGAACCTGCGAAAATTTCCCATAATGCACTATTAAATGTGTCGTCATCATCGCTCCATAGGTCACGTGTTCCCATAGCCTGATTAACCAATTCGGCACTAGCAAAAGTTGCAAACCAGTCAAAAATAATTACTGAACTTGCTTTTAAGTAAAATTGAAAATTAGTTAAACCATATTGCTTATAAGCGACTACTAAATCAGCCTCACAGTTTCTGTACTGATTTACGAAATAGCCTGCAAACTGATTGATAGATTTGATCCATACATTTGATTTAGCCCATTTACCACTATCAATTCTATCAGGGGACATAAAGGCTGTACGAACCACCATTTCACCATAGCGATTTGATTTTTCTACACTCCAACCTTGCTTGTGTCCGTAATCTTGTGCTGCAATATATCCGATAACATCTAATCGTCTTTGATACACAATCTGCATAATCATAGCGTTGCGTGTTATCCATGATGAAATATCACTAAATTTATCTTTGATTTTATTTCCACTAGGAACACGAACTTCATCAAATATTTCTTGTAAGCGATTGTGAATTTCGGTTAAGCGTATCTTTTGACCGTCTGTTGCTGTTTGTAAAAAGGTATCTACACAGCTTATAGGGTGTCGTAGAGTGATAGCCATAGCTTTAAGTAGTGAACCAAAGCCTACTTTAGGTATTAAAGTAAATAAGTTAGATGTCTGCTGTACGGTGTTTACAACATTCATAAACATCAATGCACCGCTAGAACCTGTCAACATCTTACCTATATATTGACTAATCATATTGCTTGATGTCAGGTCCCGACCTGTTGCTAGTGTTTGTAACCATGGCACTAACACGTTTTTAAGCCTATCAGGTGCAACACGTTCTAACTCTTGTACAACATCATCACGCTGTAATAATTTATAAGCCTCAAAAACTTTAGGTAGTAAGTGAATATATCTAAGTTCTTTTTCAAAGCCTTGAATAAGTTTTACAGGGTCAAGTTCTAAAGGATTAGCACTCTTTGAACGTTCTTTAGTAAAGCTAGGATTTTTTAACCCCATTACGTTTTCTGTTTGTTGTAACTCACCGTTTACGTTTTCTACTAATGACTTGCTAGGATCATACTTAACAGAAACATAGTCAGCATTTAATACCGCAGGTACATATCCTGCTTCATAGTCGCCCCATTTAGTGCGAATAGTTCTACCCTCTAAACGTGAGAACGCATAACCTCTTAATTCTTTAGATGCCTTTTGTACTTGTGGCTCTAGCTTTCGTCCTGTGTTCCATACTGCCTGACAAAAATCTAGCATTTCTTTAGTAATAAAACCCTCATCAATAGCTCTATTAAAAAAGTTTTCAAATGCTTGTTTCTTTAGAATTAAGTTTTGTTCATAGGAAAAACGCTCATCAGAACGAATGTAGCCGTCTAAAAACTTTTCAAAGTTTGTGCCCATGTGCAATAGAATACCGATAATTTCACGGTTAGTAGCACCTTTGAATTTGTTTTGACCTAAAACAATTTCGTTACCTGTTTGTCTACTAATAAATCCAGTTCTAAATGTAGAGTTTTGTATTTTTGATGTACTTAATAGAGCTTTATTTAATGCAGGATTAAGAGTGTTAATAACATCACGCAATGCCATTTTATAAGCAACATCACCTGATCTTACATTTTCGTAGAACTCATGCCATGCACCTAAAAATTCACCGTCTAATTTCTGCATTAAAGTTTCTACCTGTTCTGTATAGTCAAACAGATAGCGACCATTCTTTTTAATTTTGTCAAAGTTTGTTTCCTCACGTGTAGTAGCTGTACCGTATTTGGTATCAACTCCATGCTCGGAGCGTTTAGCTGTCTTTGATAACTTTAAGCTGTCTATTAAACGTGAAGCGAAATTATCACGTGCTTGTGCTATGTCACCTGTTAATTTGCGCTGTCTATCTCTAGCAATATCTTTTAATGTATCTAAAAGATTGCATAAATTCATAAGTGAACCGATAGATTGATCTTGATAGAATGTTCTAATCTCTTTTGCGTTTTCGATGTCATCACAAATCTTAGTGATAAGTTCGCTTGCTAGTGGATAGCTATCATTTAGTCGGTCACGTAATTCAGCAACATTAAACTTAGCCGTTCTATCTGATAGGTTAAGATGATCTTTATCTAAGACAATACGCATAAGCTCCACGATGTCTGTATCGTAGTTCTTAGCTAAATATTTATTTGCTTTACGAATAAAGGTCTTGTAACCTGTGAGCTTTTTATCAATGTATTTCTTAGCTGTTAGTGTTTGGTCGGCTAATGAGTTCTGATAATACTCATTATTTAATTGCTTTAATGCACCTTGTAAATCACCAAGTGCTAAAGCCTTTTTAACCTTGTCATTACAGCGTTTAGCGTTACGTCTTGCACCATTAAAACTAGCACGTCTATATGATGTATTGTCTAAGTCATATTTAGCTAAAGCCTTTAATCGTTTAGTCATGTTAAAGGTATCATCTTGCATACCAAGTGCAACCTTTACAGCTCGCATAAGGCTTGTGCCTAATTGATGATGTATCTTAGTTACTGTATGTTGTACATTCTCTAAGTCTATTGATTGTTCTCTGATAAACTTAGACTGAATTTTTTGTCTTGCAATTTGGTGTGCCATTTGCTCAACAGTAGGAGTATGTAACATCAGGTTACAGAATGTTACAACAATATCACTGTCGCCGTTTAATTCTCTAATTTTTTCAAGGTCAAAAGGTAAGAACTTATGATTATGTTCTAACCACTCATCAAGGGCTACACCCTCGTTGCTGTCATTAAATAAATCTTTATACTTTTTCTTTAAATATTTAAGTTGTTTTCTGATACTGCCTATCTGTTCTGCTAATGGTAATGAAAACATTTTTGATTTGCGCAGGTCATTGATACCTTGTATGAACTTATTGTTTTGTAAGTCTTTTTTAGCACTGGCATAATATTTTTGATAGTTGCCACTTTCTTTTGTCAACTTATCAAAGAATGTGTTTAATCTCTTTTTCTCTTCTTTAGAAATATTGTTAGGTATATTTTCTCTTAACCTTTCAATATCTTTTAAGAATGTCTTTGAATGTGACATCAAAACTAATGCTTGCTTAAAGTACATAGCACTAATTTCGCTATGTAATAAATTTTGCAAAGCTCCAACATCATCAGACATAGCCTCTTGCATTAGCTTCTTAATAGGATCACTTAATGGGCTGTTAAAGATGTCAGCTGTCATATCCTGTATAGGATATTGAGCTATAACATCTTGATATAAATACTCACTATCAAATAAACCGTCTGTAAAAAATCTGAAATTATCATCAGCACTAGGCAAAGTATCGCCCTTATAAGAATTTGTAAAATTATCTTCAATAGCTTTAACCTTATGTTCAGGTGTCATCTTCTCTGTAAATAGAGTAGATTTGCTAATGGTATTTAGTGTACTTTTCAAACCTCTGAATATTTCAGAATTAGTAGGCTTACCTGTAATAATTTCTGATAAGAAACGTGCTACAAATCTTTCCTGTAACTGTGCCCACTGACTATCGCTAATGGTATTTACATCAAGTTTAGGGTCGTACCACTTAATCAGGCGGTTAATTTTAGTTTTAGCTACATTGTTATTTTTAGCTAACTCTTTAGTAGTATCCAAAAACCAGTGTGTTAACTCATGAAACACGTCTGTAAATGAGCTATCTTTCTTTAGCTGAAATGTTTTACCGTCAAAGGTACCTTTAGTATTTGGATCATCAATAGCTTCTTTGTTTGCTGTAAAGTTTTCTCTATTTACAAGTTCATACTTAGGCTTAAATTTAGCGTACACTTCACGTGCACTAATGCCTAAGCTGTCACCTAAAGCGGTACAGAATGAGCTGATAGTATGAGCTATCAAACCTTGATCTCGTGAGTTAGTATTGATTGCAACTTTAGCTAGCTCTTGTTTAATTTCAAGCTCTAAGTTCTCTTTATCCTTTTGTTGAGCAACCGCCTTAATATACTCATCGCCTAATTCAGCTCTTAACTTATTGATTTTCTTATCAGATAAAACCTCTCGCAATTCGCTAGGTAAAGGCTTGCCTTGACCGTCAGTAGTTACATCAGATAAAACCTCTCTAATCTCTTGCGGTAACTGTAACCATTCACTGGGCTTAATCTCTGATAGTGAGCCGTTGCTTTCCTGTGTAAACTTAGTCTTAACATTATCAGGTAAAGTGTTTACATCTATACCATGCTCCGCCAACTTACTGTTTGCTAGCTCACTGTCAACATAAACAGAACGTAAAACACCGTCAGCGATTGTGCCGTTAGTTGCAGTATCTCTTTGAGCTAATGGTGTTTTTGCTAAGATGTCTAGGCTTGCTTTATCTTCAATAAGTTTATTTAATGTATTAACGGCTGAACGTATGCCCATTGATTGCTTAACTAGGCTAGGAGCTCTAAAGGCTACAGTAAGAATAGCACTAGGTGCTATACCTTCTTTTAGCCCCTCACCAAAATTACTAGCAAACTTACTTAATCTGTCATCAACTTCTAAATAATCATTAACATTGTCTTGTGTAACAGCTGAATATAAGCCTGTACTACCCGCTCCGATTGCTGTACCAAAACCAACATCTTTTGCTGTTTGTTTACCTAGTTCACTGTAAGCCTTATTCTTTAGTTGTAATAATTGCTCCGATGTAGTTTTATTTGTTGCGTTCTTGAATACCGTATCTGCTAGGCTTTCTTGTACTTTCTTTCTGCTACCTGCTGTTACTACTTTATATGCACCTTTAACAGCTTTTGTACCGCCTAAAAATAAAACATCAGTAAGTGCAAGTGCACCACTTAATAGAACGTTTTTATATTTATATTTATCGTACACATCTTGCGCATTACCTTTAGGATCATTAGCTAAGATTTGCATAACGGTATCGCCTTGTGATTGTACGTATGTATCATAAGCATTAACACCTGCAAAACCGCCCCATAAAGCACCACCGATAGCACCTGCACCAACACCTACATGAGCACCAACAGCACCTGCACTAGCACCAACACCCGCACCTGCGGCAGCACCCGCAACACCTGCGCCTAAATTTTTTAGATTAAAGAATGGCGATACAAAACTATTAATAGCAGAGACAAAACTTCCCCATTTTGTCTCTTCACCTATGCTGTATCTTTCGGTTGCCTGTACATAGGCATTGACTAAATCCTTTACATCAATACTTTCGCCGTCATTTATTCTTTCAACTAATTGTTGATTGAATTTTCTAGCATTAGATGTATTGTTCCATGCTCTGCGTGTATCATAGAAAAATTTTTCATCATAGCTTCTAAGGTTAGATGCAACCGCAAAATATTTGTATGTTTCAGGATCAAGGTTACGTGCAAACTTAGGATCATCTAATAGCTTTTCGCTAGGAATACCATACTTATCAGCGTATTCATAATAAGTATTCATAGCCTTTTGAGCCATTATTTGTGCAACAATTTCATTATTGATTAAAGGTGCACTGCTTTCACCCAGTTCATTGATAGCTTGTTCTGTTTCAGCTTGTGCATTTGTTTTATTTTGTTTTAAAGAATAATCAAAAACATTGTTGATTAACTTTGCACGCGCTCTTTTTTCTTGAACATTTTGAGCGTGAGCATAATCAGATAATGTGGAGCTATCATCTAACTGAACATCAGGAGCTGTTAAATCATCAATAAAAGTATTATTTTCTTTTAAAAGTTGTCGCTCTGTTTCTGTTACAAAGTTAGCTCTAGGTTGTTTTACTAATTGTGTAGGATCATATTTTCTTGCAAGTTGTTCTCTTAACTTGTCTTGTTGTTCTTGTGGAAATTGTCTGTCTAATAAAGAATTGATAGTAATATTATCTTCCATAATCACCTACTTTAATTAGATTTTTCTGTATCATCAGGAACTTCGCCTAAATATGAACCGATTGCAATACTATCTGTATCACGTTCTTTTTGTTTCTTAGCTTGTTCATACTGTTTATAAGTTACATCATAACGTAAGAAAATAGCTTTCTTATCTAACGCATAGTTATATAACTGATTAGCACTGGGATATTGACCGCCATTTTCTTGTGCATATTCGCTATCTAGGTTAGCTATTTTTGCAATAATTTGATCGTCAGTGTAACTGTCTTTTAATAAATCGCCTTGCTTAAACAAATCAAAGACATCTTCTAATCTATCAATTCTTTGTTGTGATTGTTTCTTTAAAGTTTTAAAGCCTTGCGGATCATTAAAGTAATTTTGAGTAATACTCAAAACTTGATCTGCACTTGCTTGTTTTCCTGTACTTTGTTCAAGGTTATAAATTCTGCGATTAAGTTCATCATTTACGGTAGATACAATATCTAATTCGTAAGGCTCTAAATTTTCAAGTTTTTTGCCATAAGTATCGGTGATGTTTGCTGTAATAATATCTTGTGCCTGCTGATTGCCTACTTTTAATTTTCCGTCAGCATGATCTTTTTCTAAGTTCTGTTTAAAGATATTAAATTCATTTTCATCTTTTATTGAAATAGGGTTGTTAGCTATCCACTTAGGATCATGGATAAATTGATAAGCCTTTTCTTTAGGTAAGCTCTTTAAATTTTTTAAAGTATTTGAGCCTATGTTTGATCTAATATTATCAAGCTCTTCAATCATCATTTTTTTAGCACTTTCCATGTTACCGTCATAATAACTAGCAACCGCATCTTGTTGTTGTGGAGAAAACAAACTCATAATATTGTCAGATGTTACTTCCGATAACTGCTGTACGCTAAATGTACCTAGTACACTTCTAATTGCTTGACGTGTAAAAAAATCTTCGTTGTTAATACTTCTTAGCTTATTGTCATAATTACTTACGTACATATAAGCATCAGCATCTGCCAGTGATGCTAACTGCTCATCACTATAATTTTTGTATTTTTCATAATCATCTGCTTTTGGATTAGCTCTAATAGCTTTTAACTCATCAAATCTCTTAGCAAAAAAATCATTTTTAAGCTGTATCTTTTGCTGTACGGTCAAAGGTTGTGTGCTTACTTCATTAGCTCTTGCTTTTGCATCACGTTCTGCCTGTGCTCGTTTAGCCTGTTTTTCTAAACCGTCTTTAATCTTTAGCAATAAGTCACGATAAGTAGTGCTATTGATACTATTCTTAAATGTTTCTAATCGGTTGCGTGCGATGCCGTATTGTTCTGCATTACAGTTATAATTTACTAGCTGTGTGATAGCCTCATCATTAGCTTTAGTTAAAGCAACTTGCGCCTCTTCACTGTCTAAATCATAACCGCTAAATTCTAAATAAGCTCTATTAGCATCTTGATATTCTTGATAAAACTTAGGTGCTTGTGGTGATGTTGCGTTATTCTGAAAAGCAATATTTGTATTAGTAATGCGTGCTTGTAACTCTATATCATTTTGTTTAAATACCTGATTAGAGTAATGATCGTAACCATTTGTTTTATAACTTGTTGTTTGGTCGTCAAGCCATTTGTCAGTTGTTTCTTTAAAGTCACGATGATTTTTAAAGATGTCACTGTATTGTTTTTTTAGATCATCTAACTGATTGTTATAATCATCAATGCCATTGATAGCACCTTTTAATTTCTTTTCACGATAATCTACAAGTAACTTATTAGCCTGTTCTGTAAATTCATTCTTAGCCTCATTTTGAATACCTTGTAATTTTCGCTGTTGTACACGTTCAACTAATGCACCGATTGCCTCTGTAATAGGCAAACTAAATCGGCTTACTCCTTTAGGCTTAACTAAAAAAGGAATACGTGGATCAACGCTGTAATTTTCTATAGGAGTAATACGTTGTGCATTAGACATACCGCCACGTTCACTAATATTTAAAGTTTGAGTTGGTAATAAAATCGTCATTACTTTCCTCCAAAGCCTCCACCCATACCGCCCATATTAGATATTGAGCTTGCCATACTTTCAGCAAACGCAAAGCCTGCTTGCTCTAAAGGTTTAATTGCCTTAGCTTGAATTTTCATTGCTTGATAGTTACCCATAGCCACGTACCCTTGTGCTATATAGTTTGCTTTCTGCAAATCCAAATCTGATAATTGTCGCATTTGCGCATACATTTGTTGTCGTGCATTGCTAGCGTTACTTTCAGTATTTCTCTGAATAATTTTTTGATTGATTTCAGCTGAAACTCTGTTACTTTTATCAACTTCGGCTTTACTTCCGCTATTCATGCGAACGCCACTACTAGCACTTTGTGCCTGCTGTGATGCTGTTGTCTGTGCATCTTGTAAGCCTTGCTCAAACGCTTGAATTTGACCGTTAAAATACTGATTGTAAACTTCATTGCAAGCACTTCTAACATCAAGTTCTGCTAACTCTTTTCTATTATCTACAAGTGTTGCGTTCATTTGTGACGTTTGCACTTGATTTAGATAACCTGTTGCTTGTGCCTCTAACCCCCTGCGCTCGGTCATACTGTCAAACCATTCTGCGGTTGCGTTCATGCTAGCTTTTGCAAGTGCAGTCCAAATATTATAATCAGGGATAGCATCTGCATTTTTTCTTAATCGACTTGTGCCTTTATTAACTCCATTTTTGCTTGATGATGTGCTCGACCTGTTACCACCAATAGAAACTCGGCTACTGGTGCTTCCTGTATTGTGTGATGTTGCAAGGGCATCTTGCAAATATGATGATTGTTTTTTTAAGTATGTGCCGTAACCACTTTGTGCATATTGCGGAATTGCCATTATTTACCGTCCTCATAACTAATATTAAGGATCACACTTTGAATTTCTACAGGAACTGCATTTTTATGCTTAATAGAAAATTGTGATTGTTCCGACCATTCGCCATTCACTGCGACCTTAACTAAGTAACTTTCATCACCCTCAACCGTCTGATAATCATCTAAACGTTGGCACTTAAACTCATCGCCTCGTGGATAGTTAGCACTATAAAGATCACCCTCATAGCTAACTCTTAAATTAACCTCTGAAATGTTTTTAGTTCTATCCTGTAAGTCAGCCTCTGTATTAGAGATTGTTAGGGGAACAGAAACAAAACTAGCCGTAATAGGTAAACCGACTGCGATATTCTTACCTGCTTTGTCTAAAACAATTAAGCCTTGTTTTACAATCTTGTTAGATTGCTGCACACCGTCAACGTAAACAGCGACTTCTTGACCCTCTAAATGATTTAAACCACTAACTTTAGATTGATTAGTGGAAAATGTTGTATCAAGGTAACTGTCTAAACAGCGATAATATTCTTTTGATTTGTTAGCGTTAAAGTCATCACTACGTTCAATGTAACGTGTTCCATTACGATTAACTACAACATAAAGATGATCTTCTGTACCCTCCGAAATAGCACATACACTTTCAAACTTGCCGTTTACGGTAGAGTGTCTATGCCATGCTACCTGATCTTGTTCAGGTGAAAAGGTACAGCCCAACAATTTGCCGTCAGAAGATACCGCCCATACAACTTGTATAGGTGATTTGCAAAGTGTGATTGATGTCACATCTTTGTTATCAAATAGATGTGGAGCACGTACTGAAATATCAGTAGAAACATAACCTTGTTGATTGTAGTTATAACCTAATGTACGAACGTGACCGCCCCGTTGTGACACATACACAATCAAGTTATTTATAATAACAGGTTGTACATTGTTTGAACCTACAAAAGATTGAGCACGAACAGCAATAGAACTAGGAGTTAAAGCATCACTGTTTTGTGTAAAAACTCTTAGCTCACTTGAACCTGTCATTAGAATTAAACTATCTAAAGCTACGATATGCTTAATTCTGTCAGCATCAGATGTCACGGCTGTGATTTCAATTCTATCTGTATCAAGTGTAGGTAAGTGATACATCATCAAGTTCTGATAACCTGCATTTGTAAACCATACTTTTAAGGGGTTATTGTATGAACCGCCAAATACTCTGCGTTGATCGTACTGGGCTACACTGCTTGGATTATCAGCTGTACTACCTGAACTAATAACAGGTGTGAATTTAGCACCACTGCCTATAGTAGATTGAATAGTTACTGTAGTATTACTTGTATAATTACTACCGCCATTTGTTACGATTGTTCCTGTAACAAAACCATTAGTGCAAATAGCATAGCCAACAGCACCGCTACCTTTACCGTCATTGTCTTTAATAGATAGTTTAATTTGTACGGTTGAATTAGTTTGTGCAAACAAGCTACGAAATACAGGTAATGAAACTCCATTAGTGTATAAGGAAATAAAATTCTGATTATTTTTAAAAGCATTTGCCGTTACTTGCTGTGAAAAATTGTAGTTATAATTTACTTCACCACTTGTAACAGTGACATTCAGCTTAACTACCGCATTTTGAAATTCTAATTTATCAACAGTTAATTGAATGTGCTGCTGTGAAATGTAAGCTATTTTTCTATACTTAATCGTGTCGTTATCATTATAAGAAACAATGTCATACTGTATGGATAGATTGTTATTGAATGGATTAGTATACACTTCACCTGTAGTGATATTTAAAATATCTAGTTTAGCCGAAACGCTAAAATCTGTAATTTCTTCACCACTACTTGTAGTACAAGCAAAACTCATAACAGGAGGAATTGCATCTATCGTTAGTGTACGAGGCAAACTCCAGGTATCATTGTATTTACCGTACCAATAATCACCATTACCAGTAGTATCAACTGTAATGGAACGAATAACACCTTGCGCTGTCTGTGAAAAAATTTCTTTATATTTTGGTGGTGTAGTATTACTATCAGGATTATTGCCTACATCGTCAAGGTAGGTGTTTTCTGTTTCACCTACAAAGCAATAAATGCCTGCAACCTCACGATAGACACGATAATAATCAGCACCACTTACCGCACCCCATTTAACACGAATGCTAGCACCTGTAATATAGTAATTACCGCTAGCTTGTAATGCCGAACTAGCAACACTTTCGATGCCGTCTTTATCGACCGCTGTCACAACATAGATAGGCTTAATCTTATCTTTTGTTTTTGTTTCTGCATCAGTCATATAGCTAGCGTATCTAGCTTCATAACTTAAGCCTGTCGGTGCATTGATAGTAGGTGTTACAATAACCTTAACGAAACGCCAATCAGTATTGCCATAACGTCTTAACTCATAAGGGGAGTAGTCAGGATTTGTTAAAGTTAGAACATCGGCATTTTGTGAATAGTCGATATTCTTTAAATCTTCTGCTTTGTAAGGTGTGGAGATTTGATAAATGGTATTGTTTGAATTTGCTAAATAAGCACCATTTTCAATAATACGTAAAGTATAATTGCCGAACTCTAATACGAATGTTTGCTCTGAACTGTATCGAAAAGGAATTAAGCGCACAGGGTGTGAGCTATCAACAGCTTGACCTACTAAACGAAAACCTGCACGAGTACGCATTGCGCCTTGTGGTAATACAACAAAGTTTTCAATCTTTGTCGCGCCCATTGCGTATTGAGTTAAATCAGAACGTGCGAATAATGAGCTTGTAATCTCACCTGCACCAAAGCCACGCTGTAGTGTTCTTGTAACCATTTAAAACCTTGCAGAAATAAATTCAGGGATAGCATTATCTCTTATGCTGTCAGCACCTTGTTGATTATCTTGACCGCTTGCAATCTGTAATAACATCAATGCGTTTTGCATTAAATTGTTACTTGTATTCAAGCCTGTGCTGCCGTGAATAAGTGCGCTTGCAAAACGTGCTCCTAGCATGTACTCTACAGCCTCTGTGAATTGAACACTAAAAAGATTAGGATCATCAATAAAGGCTTGATATTGAATAACAAATGGAGCTTCATCATTAGTTACTATACAACGTGTTGGAACGTTATTTATTTTTACAACTCTGAAATTAAACTTGATTGTATCTTTGTTGTTGATTGTTTCATCTTTGCTTTTTGAATAACGCTCTAAATAAAGAATATTCATCACGTCACCAGGTATCTTATAAGTATATTTGTACGGAATAGATACTACGTCACTTACTAAATAGCTATTTGTAATAAGTTCGTCTTTTCTTGCAAAGCTAAAGTTATATTTAGTTAAGCATCTATCAACTATTTGCTGATAGTTTCTACGGCATAAATCAGCTTCTTTAGTTTGATCGTCAAAGCTCTTGATATGAATGCCTTGACCGATTAAATCTAATGCGTTATTACAAATATCTACTTTTGTTGTCATTGTATTAACCTAAAAAAAATAAGGGGCAAGCAATATGCCCCTTTAGTTTTACCTAAAGATTAAGCTGTATAACTCTTATCTTCGTTAGCGAATGGGTAAACGGTGCCAAGTACCGCTACACTTTCAAGCTGTGCACGAATTGCATTAGCAACAACCTTAGGTTCTTCACCAACCTTTTTAGGCTGATTAAAGTTAGTAAGATCAGGCTTTTCTGATCCTGTTACAGTTTCAGTACCAGTGCCGTCAGTTGTAGGAATATAGCGTAATTTCAAGTATCGCCACTTCTGCTTGTTAGGCAATACCTGAATATAGCCGTCACTACCTGCTACAAGGTCAGTCTTTTTAATCACACCACTATCACCGATGATAAGGGGAGTTGCATCATCTTCAGTAAGCAAGCCTAAGATTTGAATACGCAAATCTTTTGCATGTGCGCCCTGCGCCATAAAATGGACGTACAAGTTCTGTGTACCTAAGCCATAATCAGCAGGTGTTTGAAAATCAATAGTACGTTGTGAATAAGTTGTTGCTGTGATTTCTTGATAATCACTAAGCACGGTATTTGCATCTACAATAGCCATTTATAAAACTCCTTATTTTACCTGTGTTTCAGTGTTTACGATTTGATCGCACTGTCTGATAGGAACACCCTTAAATAACTTCCATGCACTAGGTGCACCAAATTCTTCGGTTGCATCCATGTACTTAATTACATCTGAATGAGAACGACTTGCAACAACATCTAAGCCCTGCGCTACGTCACTGTTCATGTATAGTTTTAACTTAGTATTTTTACCACGAGGGATTAAGCCCATAGCCTGGGTTAGTTTCATTAAGATGTTTGTGTCAGTCTTAGTGTCACCACTACCAATAGTACCTGCCTTGCCGTCAAATAACTGCTGTACATCAATATTACATAGGCGCACAACATATCGCCAATCAAGCACCATTAAGCCAACGTCCCAATCATAGATTGTTTCATAGCCCATAAATGGGTGCCCATTCTCATCATATAACTTAGTTTTGCCTAAGTCGGTAGTTTGAATACCTGCCTTTGTGCCTTGTGGATATGGGCAGTAAACGCTATCGCCCCAACCTACTAAATAGATTGAAGTTAGATTGTTACCAGTGCCACCGCAATCAATGATGTTTTTTGCATTGCCTGCTTTCTTGCTTGAATAACGAGTTGCAAAACCTGTAAAGCCCTCACTAGCTTTAGTTGCATCACCATAGAATAAAGTATGTGCAAACTGCTGTGTCATAGCCTCAATGAATGGGCGATCTTCCAAAGCTCTAAACTCTGCACTGTGTCCGTTCAAGTCCATAACTTTCGCGTCAACACATGAGTGAGCTTCCATTTGACCGCAAGTTTCTACTACGGTTGCAACTGTACTATGTGATGCAGGTACACCATGATTGATTTGTCGCCAATACACATCAGGTAAACCTGTGCGGATATTGCGTTGATCGCCTGTAGGTAAGTTACCCTCACGAACAACTAAGTCTTGAATGATCTCATTAGTTTGATTTAATGCTTCAATAACAGGTGCTACGTTACCGTTTTTATCTTCACGTGCTAATTGTTCTGCTAAAGTAAGCATACCTGTTGGAGCAACGACTGATGTTCCGACTACTGCCATTTTTACACTTCCTTATGTTTGTTAAAAAAACGAGAATTAAATACTTGATATAAAAGATTTTTATTAAAAATTAAGATTAGGACTATTGTTATAAATGCTACGTAAAGCATCACTACGATTGTTTCTTTGTGGGATTGCTTGTGTGCCGTTTACATAGCCTGTGTCATTGCCTAACACTGAACCGACTGCGTTAATAAACTTGACAAAGGCAGGGTTATATCCGATGCCACTTTGATTAAGTAATGCGCTTACTTCTGGATTGCCAAAGCGTTGCATTACACGACCGATGTTTAATTTTGTGTTTGCAAAATTTTGACCGCCGATTTCAGGGTCATTCATTACAGCCTTGCGCCACTCACTAACTTGTGTGTTAAAGCGACCTTGTAAATCTTCGTTAAAGCCTTGTTGTGCTTTATCTAATACACCTGTAATTGCTTGTGCCTGCTTGCTGTTCAAGCCTAACTGTTTTGCAAAATTCTTAAGTTCTGCGGTATCTTCATCATCTAAATTTTCTGCTTGTAATTCATAATCTTGATTAGCTTCTTGCTGTAAGGCATCGTCAGATTGTTGTTCTTGCTGTTGTGGTGCTTGTTGCTGTTGTGTATATAAATCATCAACCTGTGCGTCCTGCTGTACCTGTTGCACTTGCTGTGTATCAGCTACATTAGTTTGTGGTGCTTGCGCCTGTGTCTGCGCACCTGCATTTGCTTGTGGTGCTGATGCTGTTGTGGTGCTTGTTGCTCCGTCCATGTTTCTATAGCTCCGTATTTTCGATTGCGTTAATTAGTTCTGGGGTTAAATGTTCTTTTAAAAATTGTCTTAGTTCTAAGCCGATTGAATGTCTGCCTGTTAGGTAAGCCATGCGATTTGTATCTGAACTAAAACAGCTAAAGTCGATAGGAGCTAAAAGGAGTAAACCTTTTAAAACTCTTTGACCTTGTGGAGTTTTTGCTACTTCTGAAAAATCAAAGGCAAGCTGTTGTGCTTGCCTCTGTAATTTTTCTTGCTCATTTTTGAGTTCAATTTCTTTGTCTATATCCTGCTCAAATTTTGTCTTTTGTTCTGCCGTCATAGCATATTGCCTCCGCCTACATCATCAAGTTGTTGCATTGCGAGCGATGTATCTACACCGCTTTTTTGCGCTAAATTCTGTTGTTGTTGAATTTGTGCATTTGCCATTTGATCTTGCTGTTGCTGTTGTTGCTGCTGTTGCTCTGCTCTTTGCTGTCTAATTTTTTCAGCATCTTCTTTTGAACGTAAAATCTTAGGAGCAACACCTAAGCGATCACGATATTCATCAACGTAACCGTCAGGATCTAATCGGTCATAGATTTCAGGTAGAATTTGACCTGCTGATGCGAGGGCACTAAAAAAGCGGTCAACACTGTTAATGTCAACCGCTTTTTGTGATTGAGCTAAAACTGATGTAAACTCAATCTTTAATTCTTGTCCTTGCAACACGTCAGGCAACGGCGGTAATTTACCCGCATCTAACAGTCGCCTATATGTAATATCTACCAAACGACCTAAGCATTCATTTTGATTTCTTTCAACTACAGGACCTAAAGCTAGCATCTGCTCTTGTTGTAGTGCGTAAATCTCTACAGTAGTTCTGCGATCACCTGCGGTGCCTCCTACCATTTGGAATAAATCTACATACAGTTGTGAGCGAATACTTTGCTTAATTTGTTGAATGTCTTGTGACAACGCATTTAGATCACCAATACTTTGAACGATAGGCTTGATTGCTAAATCGTTACTTGTATTCTGTGTATAGTTAATTGCACCTGTTGCAAGCGAAATAGGATTTTGTCTAGCTGAATTAGGTGCTTGTAAAGGAGGCTTTGTGTAATAATTTATAAGTTCTGCTTTACGTAAAGTTTCTTGCTGTAATTGCTTAACATTAGGTAATGCGTTCATGCAAGGTGATACACCGTAATTATTACCACCTACCACGTCCCAACGTGGAACGATACAAGGAAAATAATCAAAGCCACTTTCTCTGATGATTTTAGCTTTACCGCTAAGGCTTACATAATAGCTAGCCCACGCTTTATTCTTGCTGTCTAAAGCTGTAACATCACGATCTACTCTAGGTTCAATAGCATGAATAAATTGCCAATAGGTTGATAGTTCACTTCTATCGTATGCGTTTTTAATTTCAGTAGGTAAAATGTCGTAACCAAAAGCCTTAACAGCTTGAATAGTTGTAAGCTCAAACGAACGATATAATGTATCGATGTCACCGTCAGCGTTTGTATCTACACAAAATTCACCTGCTGTCAGCAAGTGATGCTTAATACCTCTGTTAAAATCTTCATAAACAATATCAGCACTGATACCAAATAAGGCTAATTCTCTATATATTGTGTGTAATGTGTTATAAGTATTGCTACCACTAAAAATGCGTAAGAGTAACTTTGTAACCTCATCACAATAGTTAATAACATCATAGTTATCAGCTAATGCAGGATCATTAGGTTGCACTTTAAACCATGCACGAGCAGGTGAACTAGCACCACTCATTAAGCCACTAGCTAATAAATCTAAAAAATTCCCAGTATCGCTATCCAAAATGTAACGATCATCACGCATTTGATCGTGTTCGTGTTCGTCAAACTTACCACTGAACACGCTAATATATCTTGATACCTGTCGCCACTTAGATAAAAACGGTTCACGAACACGCTTTAGATCAAGCCAACGATCGTAAATAATATTAGCTCTTTCCTGTTCGTCTGCTTGCTTCCAACGGTTATAGGTAGTGTTAGTCATTTAATACCACTCATCCCCACTTTCATCATCGCCAACTAACCCCATTTTTATCGTTGTAGTTGTATCAGCATTACCCTTAGTCAAGTCTGTGCTGTTAATATCTTTGCTTTCTCTTTTTGCTGAAACATTATATTTAGATTGTTGATTTAAGTTTTGTTCTTGCGAGGCTAGCTCACGCTCTTGCAAGGCTTTTTGTTGTTGCAATGATGCTTGTTGTTGTTTCATAGCTTGCTGTTGTTGCTGTAAAGCCATTTGTTGATATAAAGCCTGCTGTTGCATAGCTTTCTTTTGTGCATCGTAACTTTTTAATGCGCCCATTGTTACGATATTTCCAACGCCTTTTAGCAAGTTCTTAAAAAAGCTCATTAGTACCATTCCTCACTATTATTAGTGTTATCACCGCCTAATGCCTTTTTTAGCCATGTACCTGTAGAATTTGTACCTTGCGTTAAGTTACTGTCTTTCTGTGAATTTGTTTCTTTAGCGTTACGTCTAACACCTTGTACGTTTTGCTTTTGATTTTGATTTGTTGATTGTTCAGTAAGGGCTGTTGCCTCATTTGTTTTTTGTTGTAACTCTTCTTGTTGTTGTTTCATTTGTTCCTGTTGTTTTTTAAAGTTACGATTGTTAATTGCCATTTGGATATTTTGCACTGAACCCTCATAACCTAACGTTGCAAATTGCAAGGCTTGTTGATCGTTACCTTGATTAAAAGCATTTACAGCCATTGTGCTCCAAAAGCCTTTATTATTGCTTTTGCCGTGACTAAATAAACCCATAATTAACCTCTAAAAAACACCTACTGAATGAGCTATTTCATTCTCAAATTGCGCAAACGGATTATCATAATTTTGTTGTCTTGAATTTCTTGCTATTAACCTTTGCTCTTTGTAATTCTGTATATCTGTTTGCGGTACATCTTCGGCAAAAGTCAAAGCTAAACTATCTGCTAAGTCAGGTGATTTTCCTAATCGGTCACGTATCTGTTTTTTTGTTTCTAAGAACTTTTGATTGTCATCTGAATAGTAGAAATAAGGTGTTGCGATTTCTGAAATTAAATCGGCATTTTGCGGTAAACAGCCACCTCTACGTATCCAGTCAGCCATGCGGCACCACATTTCTGTGCGTTTGTTTTTATACTGTTTATCTAATGACTTATGACCGAAATTTATATCGTTTACGTAAATACCCCATGAATTAAGAATATCTACAACACCACCGCCAACACCTGTGCCGTCAATGTAAATTTCTTTTGGCAAGCGTTCCATAGCTAAACGCTTAACATGAGATGCTAGCTCTACTGTACTTACACCTTGTAACGCAATAGGCTCATAAATAATTTGACCTTTGCGTAATGTAATTACAGAGCGATCATTACCGAAACGCGCAACATCAACACCCATAATTAAATCGGTGTAGTTGTTAGCATAAATAGGTAAAGTTCTTTCCGATGCTTCAAATACTTCTTGATAAGATATAAGCTGATCAACTGCACTTGCGCTAAAGTCACAAAGCATCTCACGCTTAAATACTTCTTCAGGAACAGAATTTTTATAAGTTTCGATTTCGTCTTTACTTAAAGCATCTGTTTGATAGCAAGTGAATACTTGACTTATCCAATCTTTAGTGAACTTTTTATCTTTACCTCTTGCAAAAAGTTCACTAAACAAATTGATACCTTTAGGAGTTCCGATGAATAAAGCCCAACCGTGCATATCCATTAAGGCAGGATAAACAATCTCAGTCCATAATTCTTTCGGCATCTGTGCAACCTCATCAAGGACTACACCTGCCAACTTTGAACCACGTATTGCATCAGGATTGTCAGAACCTAATAAATAGATTTCTGAACCATTCCAAAATCTGATTGTTGTATCGCTTTCTCTAATATCAACTAAAGTGATTTTTTCATCACCGCTTTTGCGCTCTTTGTTAATTTCGCTTTCAGTTTTCTGAATTTGCGCAACAGCATCTTTTAAAGGCTTCCATGCTACTTTCTTTGCTTGCTTTAATTGCGGACAAATATAAGCATAATCACCTTTTGTCTGTAAGGCTTTTATGATTAACTCGTTTACAGCAAAGGTAGTCTTTCCTGCACGTCTGTGAACTGCTAAAACTGTAAAACGTTTTTGTTTATCAATGCACTTTTGCTGCCATGCTCTAGGTGAAAATTGATAATCAATAGAGTAAGTCTGTGACATTAAATCTTTAAAGCAATTCCTGTATTAACTGTAACGTTCACACCGCCACTGTTAGAGCTGCGTTTACTGTTTGCTTGTGAAATTGCTAAACAATAATTTGATTTAAGTTTGGCACTTGCGACTTCAACCATACTTACTTCTTCGCCTTTCTGTATCTTGTCATAAGGTGAAGATGCAACCTCAAAGCCTACACGTTCATAAACAGCGTTACGTCTGTCTTTTGCTGATTGATATAAATCTTTGTATTTGTCTGAATGTAACAAAGCATTGAGTGTTGCAGGGTGGATATTAAATGTTTCAGCTACATGATATAAATCAACATTTAAATTCTTGCTGTATTCTTCTAAAACTGAAACAACATCGCATTCATCTATTTGGTCGATTACGGCTAAGTTTTTATTCATGTTTTCATACTTAGACTGTAACTCAAATTTCTTTTCTTCGGTTTTAGGATCTAAAGGCACATGATATTTTTTCTTCTGTATTTGCTTTTTGCGTGGTGCTACTTCTACGTCAACTTGCATTTATGAAAAATACCTTTGAATTTCCTTTTCTCTACGTTTTCTTAAGCCGTTATTTTCTGTGTGATGTGCATATATCCAACGTCTAAACTCTGCCTTGATTTCTTCGTCACTAGCGCAACCTTTAATTTTTTTCCATAAGGTTGAATGTCTTAATGCGCTTGCACCTGCGTTGTAACTAAAATCAACTAACGCTGAATACTGATTTTGATTTAATGTAATTAAGGATTGAAAAAGCATGACATTTACGTTTTGTTCATGCTCTTTTAAGACGGCTATAAATTCTTCATGCTCCTGCTGTATGCTCCATACGGTATTCTTAGTAACTTTTGAGCCTGTATGATCTACAGTTAAGCCGTGACCGATAGTCCATACCTTAGCGAACTTATCCCAATAGCTCCTCCACGTTTGTGTCTTAGTGTCAAAGCCTGTACAATTCGCATTTTCATTTTGACCTATCCAATCAAGATCATTGTCTGTTAGCTTCATTTTCTGTACTCTTGATTGTTTTTACATAAGCCTTTGCTAATGTAGTTACACATAGCACAATATACCTGCTACCGATTGAACCGATAAATGTACCAATTAAGATCATGTACACATACGACCAACCTAAATATTCATGCAAGGATAGTCCTACACCGCTTGAAATAAGCGAGCAAGTAATAGCATCAGCCAGTGTTCTGATAACACCTACCTTTGTTAAAACTGAATACGTCTTAAACATTCGTGCAATAGCACTAATAAAACTAGCTAACATTCCTAAAATAAAAAATGTTTGTTCATTACTTAAAGGACTTTGCATTTATAAAACTCACATATAAAAAAAGCTCCACACTTTTGTGTAGAGCCTTTAAACAACCAGGATTATAAAACTATGACTAAAACAGCATAACTAAATAATAGCTATATAATTTGTGAGCATCAACGTTATTCACTTATAAAATCAAAATTATGACCTATACATTTTTCTACAAAGTCACACCACTGCTGCATAATACGCTTTCTTTCTTCGTAATAAGTGCCACGGTTATATGCCTGCTGAACCGCATTACCTTGAACGTGAGATAAACACAGTTCGATAATAGTTTCCTTTGCTGTTGGTAAAGTTTGCAACCATTGACGACCACAAGTCCTGATGCCGTGTACTCTTAGCTTATCTTTATATCCATTTTCATTAAGAGCTTTTAACAAAGTACTTGATGATATACAGTTAAACTTTGTTGTGAATACATAATCAGAATTATAAATATTATGTCTTTTTAGATAGGCAATAACCCTTAAGGCTTGTGTGCATAAAGGAACTTTAAATTCAGCCCAAGTTTTTGTTTTAACTAAAGCAAAATCATCATGTATATATTCATACTTTAATGTTCTTAATTCTTCGCTTCTTAGTAAAGTAAAAAAGTACATATACAGTAAACATTGAACTATTTTAGTGGTATGTGCCATATCATTAAAAAGTTGGATCATATCGCTTTCTAATGTTTCTTGTCTGAATGAATTGTAATGAGTAGGTTTATATTTTGGTAAATAACGCTTGATATTTACAATAGGATTGTATTCAATAACTTTAATAAATACTGCATAATCTAATACAGCTTTGATTGTTGTAATCAGATAATCGCCAGTTGACACTGTGCCTTTCTTTGTATAATCAGAATAAAAATTTATACAAAATTCAGCAGAAATTGAGCTAATAGGCATATCAGCTAATTTACATAAATGATTTTTATAGGCTAATTCTTTCTTTTTTCTTGTTTTTATCTTTATAGTCTGTCTGTTTAATTCATACCATTTTGTGTATATTTCGCCAAAGGTTACAGTTAAGGCTTTTTTCTTTTTTTGATCTTCCAAAGGATCTAAGCCGTTGTCTATTTTTTCTTTAGTTTCTAAATATTTTTTACGTGCATCATTAAGTGATGTCGTTGGATATGAGCCAAATTGAACATAGATACGTTTTCCGTTTACCATGTTACGAAACATGAACTTAATATTTGTTTCGCCACGTGCACTGGGGTATAGCTCTAAAGTTAAGCCTGTTACATCGGTTAGAATAGAACGTTTTTTAATCGTTGTTTTAACCAAAGATTTAAGCATCTTATCTGTAAAATTTTGTCGCATAATCTTTTACTCCATTTGTAACCAAATTATAGAATATGCGACCAAACATTACAACCAAATATTACATAAAGTTTCTTAAAATTTAAAAAAGTTTTTTAAAAATTAGCTTAAACATCAAATATCTATCTGATTTATATATTTGTTAAAGAGCTAAGACTGAACTTTATAACCAACCATACATCAACGGTTACAAGTATATTTTAGAAATTTGTAACCATTTTACGACCTAATAGATTTTTCACCAATAGAATATAACCAATCGTTAATATGAGCCAATGGATAAAAGTTTATCCCTGTTTTTACAAGTTTAACAGGTTGTACTTTTTCTGAAAAATCACACTCTTTAAGAAAAAGATAAAACTTACTTGAAGATAAAAAGCCTAATCTATTTTGTAATTCACCAATCTTAAATAATCGTGAGCTTTTACAGTTTTCTTTCCAAAATTTTATAAACTCATCACGCTTAAAATATAAGCGTTTTCCGTACTTTGTTACTGGTAAGAAAAATTTGTTAAGTTCATTTTTATCATGCAATATTCTATAAAGCCCTGCAAGTTTAGCATCGTCATTAAACATGATTTTACTAGCTTCGTGAATATCAATGTTATTTAGCTTGAACTCTTGTAATTGCTTTGATAATTTTAAACATTCATCAAGATCAAGTTTTTTGTTGTGCAGCTTAGGATAAAAGGTTGATCCTCTTTGAACTTTATCGTAAAAACTTCTTTTAGTCTCTTGATAAATTGTCGCACCCTCTGCGATTGAAATTTCTGTCATTCACTACTCCGATTGTAAACATCTTCTAATTGTTTAATGTATTGTTCGTTGATATTCAGTAGTGATACTAATTTTTTATTTAGTGGGCTTTGAGATGTGCTTGAAATGGTGTTAGATACAACGTCCTTAAGTTGTATCTGTATTTGTTTTTCAATTTGTAATAATGCGTTTAATACTCCAATATTCTCATCGTTCATGTGCTCTTAGCCATGTTTTCATGTAGATAAAATCTTTCATTGAATATCTAGGATCACACCCATTCAAACGATAAGGACTAGCGATTGCAAGTTTGTTTCGCTTGTATATCTCTTTGAGCTTATAAGGTGTGATGCCTAATTCTTTTGAAAACTCTGATATAGAGAATGAACGATTAGAACTATCACCTAACAAAGATAAAATTAGTTCTAATTTTTCATTGATAACTTCTAGCGTTAAATCGTTCATTCTCATCACCTAATTAAAAAGGTAAATCATCGTCATCTGCCTGCACTGGGCTAGGCTCTGTTACTGTCTGTACTTGCTCAACTACAGGAGCTACAGGAGCTACAGGAGCTACAGGCATTGAGCCGTAAGGAGTTGCAGGTTCGCCGTCACTGCCGTACTTTTCTAAAAACTCTGCGTAAACTTTTTTACAATCTTCGATTGCTTTCTTTAAATCTACACAATCTTTAGCAGGGATATTTCCTTCAACTTCTTCGTATGAGCGACCGTCAGGATAGAAAAATTCTACCTTGTATTGCGGAACAGAACTATTTTTAGTTTGATAAATACCTTTCTGTGCTACAGCTAATGTAAATACACTACCGCACAATTCAGGATATACAGTCGCATTGTCAAACTCATTTGCAACTGCCATTTCTTCGGGTGTTTTCTGCGATGCGCAAATACCCATAAATTGCTGTACTTCCCATGAATTAGTGCCCCATTCACTCCACTGTTGATTAGCTTCTTGTGTTCTTCTTCTGCCCCAAATCTTATATTCAATGTAATTGCTTGTAGGCTCATTTGTTTTGCTATTAAGAATTAAGAAAACACATCTTGTGACCTCAACACAAATTTGTTTATTCTTATTTTTCTTATCATCAAAAGTTACTAAGCTATCTGAACAGTTAATTAAAACAGCCTTTACTTTGCAACCAGTAATAGGTTTATCGTATGGTGTAAACTCTTCCCAATACTTAGAGTGATAAAACTTATTGTCACTGTGAGTAGGTATCTTGTAATTTTGCTGATACACAGGCATCTTATAGCACCTCGTCTAATTGTTCATCTAAGTTAGCAATAATAGCTTCACGTGCTTTTTGTAAGGTTTTACTTGCACGTTTTAGATCATCTTTTGGAGTGTCTGACTCCATTGCTAATTTTGCAAAGTTTGAGTTTGCTTTGTTGTAAGCATCAATAAATTCTTGTGATACAGTAAATTTAAGTTCCATTTGTTTATGTTCCAAATTGTGATGTTAATTCTTTGCCTAAGTCGATAACCGCCTGATTTTTCTTTATTTCATCAGGTGCTGATTTAAACAATGCCACAAGGTCTTTACGATTTACACACTTGCGCATTTGTTCCATAAATACCTCTAAATGAACACGTTGTTGTACCTCTGATAAAGGATCATCTTCATTTTCGATAACACCTAAACTTTTTAAGGCTCTATCTTCCATAGATGTTTGTTTAGGTGTTTGATCGATAACGTTAGCTTGAACCTGAACAGGTGCTTGATCGTGTGCTAGTTCTCGTACCTCTTCCTCATCGTATGCGCCCCAACCATAGGCGTTAGCGCAAGCGATAGTTAATGCACGGTTACTTAACATTCTTTTAGGACGTTGTAACCAAGTATTAGTTTTAGTCACGTCAAATTCTTCGTCAAAATAGGCTGTACCCTCGTACACATCTATATGTTCGCCGTGACGTTTCTTAATTAAGCAGGTGATACTGTCGTAATAAGTGATAGTTACTTTACCGTTACGTGTATTAAAATCTTTTGTCTTTAACTCACCGCCATACTTAAACTCGATGCCTGCATAGTCAGGTTGACTATGCAAGGCTTGACGATAACCCTTTAATGAAACACCACAGATAAGTGAGCCGTCTTTATTCTTAAAGGAATAAATGCCTCCTAAAACAGGATCTAAGTGCATTGAGCTACTAATGCGTAACACACTTAAAACATCAGCAAAAGTTGCTTGTACTCCACCTTGTTTTGGCAATGCAATAGAACTGCCGATTAAATTAACTAGCACTCTATCGTCATAACTTGTCTTAAGCACTGATTGTGTTTGCTTAACAAGTCCTAGTTCTTCATTTGATACTACAATTTCGTTAGCCATTTATAGCCTCTAATGGTAAGATGTTGTGTTTTTCAGCAAATTTCATAACATCACTTTTTACAAAGTACTTACGATTTTTCACAAAATATGTCTTAGGAAAATCTGGATATACTAAAAATTTGCGCCAAATAGTGGAGCGTGTATATCCAAAAATTCGCTCCATATCCCTTAACGAAATGTATTGTTTACTTGACATACAGCCTCTGTGATTTACTTTCAGTTAGATAATCTTTGTATAACTTTGCGTTTTCAGCTTTAAACTTTGTTGTATTAAAGCGTTTTGTGATTGTAGTTGTGAGCTTTGCAAGTACATTGCCTTTAGCATCAATAACTTCTTTATGTTCGCCAAACATAGCTTTAATCTTTTCGCTTAGGTTGTCTTGCTCCTTTTTAAGGTCAGACATCAAAGCAGATTTTTCTTTGTATTGCTGCAACAATTCGTTCATTGTTTCGTCTGTATATACAGCATCAACATCACCCTCTTGTACAGGCTCTAAGGTCTTAACCTCTTCCTGCTTGTAAGGTACTTGCGGAATAACGTGATTAAAAAGAAAATCATCTTCACTGTCTAAGATTTTCTGAATTGTTTTATCATCACGCTTGATCTTGAAGATGCGAACTTTTAATTCAGTCATTATGTACACACACAGCCACATATAAGGCTTATCTGCTAAGTACATTTGCTTTTGACATTGAATGTAGTACTCGATAGGAATTAGATCATCTTCTGTGATAAGTTCGCCTTTATCGTTAAATTCACAACCTTTTCCAAAGTCTTTTGAGTTATTATCAAAATCTTTGTTCCATGTTGCTGTCTTAATTTCCAGTGGTGTGTCGTCATCAAGTAAAAAGTCAATCTGTGCCATACTCCATTCACGATTGTGTTTTTCATCAAATAGAGTTACACCATAATTGTTTTTTAACTTTGTAATAGCTGAAAATTCATCAGCCACGAACTTTTCTAAGTAGTGACCTCTTCTAAGTGCAAACGCATCTTTGTTTTCTGAAAATGTAAGCATATCGTTATATGCTCCTTTTACATCGTTATAACGATTAACACCTAAAATTGCGCTGTTTGTGCTACCGCCTATATGTGTTTTGTGCATATATGCAATAGCGTTATAGTCAGGCATTTCACCTGTAAAAGGATCTTTGTAAAACTCAAAAGCCTTTGCTTTTTGTTCTTTAGCCCATGCTTTGTAGATTTCTTGATTAGTCATTGTTTTACCTTTAACGTTTTAACTATTCACTACAATCGTTTGATGTAGTGTGTACATAGTAAAACAGTAGTAAAACATTTGCAATATGTTTGATTAAAAAAAATAGCCTTAACTCACATACAGCAAGCTAAGGCTATGATTTATCAAAGAATTAAGTTTAAAAATGTTTTAATTAGTAAAACGTTCAATCATTAGAATTTGATAGTAACGCTTAACTTTATCGTTTAGTTCTCTAAAATGTAAAGTATATTCAATCTTATCTGAACTATCTAAAATATCTATTGTTTCTGAAAAGGGATTTTGCCTTAGTTTTCTAATGCAAACTTGATCGTCTAATACTAAGTAATAGAGTTTACCTGATACAATCTTTTGTTCTTCATCTAAACTTATCAGCAGCACATCACCTTGTAGGATAGCTCCATATTCACACTCTGATACGATTGCTTTATAGTTTGACTTATCCTTTAAACCAAAGTATTCAACATCTGCTATCACAGGTGGAAGAGTTGATACAGTTTCATACTTAAATAAAACAGGATCAAATTTACACACATCAAATATCTGTGTCGTGTCATTTTTAAATAAAGCTGATACTGGAACATCTAAGAAGCCTGCTAACTTTTCTAACTGTTCATTATTAAGCGTTAGCTCATGTTTACCACTAAAAAATGTCCATATAGTTGATCGTGCCACTCCTAAATGTGAAGCTAACGCTGTTTTTGATGTCTTTGTAATGTCTAATCTTTTTCTTATTCTATCAACTAAATCGTCTGCTAACTGTGCCATAAGATACTCCATGAATAAAGGGATTTAAGCTATCTTAAGTATAGTAAAGAAATAAAACATAATCAAACATGATTAAACATCTTTTTGCTTGACTATTGTCTAAAGGTGCACCTATAATTCAAACATTCGTAAAACGTTTGATTTAAACATGGAGAAAATTTTATGAGTTCAAATATTCTTTATTTAACAGCTGAAATGGCTAAGGATAGCTCTTTAAACTTAGGTGATAAGTTCCTATTAGCTCGTTTTATAGATTTGTGCACCATGAAAAAAAGCAACGGTGTTGCATACTACACACGTGATCGTGCTTTTGAAGAGTTTGGCATAAGTGAAAAGGTGTTACTAAGACATTTAAAACATCTAAAAAGTGAGAATTTTATACAAACAAAAACAAAACTAATAAATAACAAAACGACTAGGACCATTACCCTTACACAAAAAGTATATGATTTATTACGTACAGTAAAAAAGGACTGTTCCGGAACACCCTTTTTAGACCCCCTACCGCAAAATAGTACAGTAGTAGAACAGCCTAAAAGATCTGTTTCTTCTACTCATACGTTACCCATATACGTTACCCATATAAATATAGCAAATCTTCCACAGTCTATAGAGCAGGTTATCCCTTACTTTTCAGATTTTGTAGAACGTCATATCAACGATCACCCAAACTTAATTCACTTAGATGTGAAATTAGAAAGTGAGAATTTCTTTTTATACTATCAGCCTAACGGTTGGAAAGATAAAAACAATAAGCCTGTTAAATCTGTAAAGGGACGTGTTGCTAGTTGGTGTAGTAACTGGCTTAAGGCTAATTCAGCTCCTGGCGTTAGATTTTCTGCTACAAAACAGCCTAATGTTTTAAGTCAATCAAACATTAACGAAAGAGCAAAAACTATTGCTAATATGCTAACTCGTGAAGATTTACAAAAAAAATTTGAAAATGCTGTTGACGTGGAGGCTGAAAGTGTTTTAATATAGCACTACACTGTAAAACGACAACAAAACGCTTTACAGAATTATGGAGTAAAACAATGACTACAAACGACTTGCCAAAATTTATTGAGATATGGTCTAACGTTCAAGGTATGTTTAATAAAGTGCCTAGCGACCAAACACTCAAACTAACTTTTCAATCACTAGCTGATTTCAAAATTGAAGATATTGAGCGTGCTTTAGCACTAACTCTTAGAACATCAAAGTTTGCACCTACAATCGCAGATGTTGTTGAGCAAATTAAGCGTATGTATGGGGTTGATGATGAAGTACTAAAGATTAAAGCAAATAAGTGGTACAACGCTTTAAACGCTGATATTGATAGCTATGCTGATATTATCACTGATGATCCTAGAGCTGTATTTGCGTTTAAGCAATGCTTTAACACTATTTGTGAGTATGGCACACATTCAGCTAAAAGTGACCCATTCGACCGTAAGGCTTTTATCGACAGTTACGTAAACGCTAGAGGCTTTGATACAAAGGCTTGCTGCTTAGGCGGATTTTTTCATTCTAATGGACGTCCTCGTGTACGGTACATAGGTGACTATAACACCTGCCGTAAGCTAGCACATGATTACTACAGCATGATTGGTAGTGCTCCACGTTTACCGCTTAAGACAGATGCTGTTAAGCAAATTTCAAACGAAGTTAAAACACCTGATACCGAACCTAAGATTAACAAAAAACATGGTATTACAGATTTAATCAATGCGTTATTACGCAAAGGAAACAAAGCAAATGCTTAATAATTATGGGCAACGTGAATGTACAGTTACCATTCAGGGAAAACAGGTAAAGGGACGTGAGGTTATTTTACCTATTCCACCCAGTGAGAATACAAGAGTAACACCTAACTTTGCTTGTATGTATGCAAACTCCAAAAAGAAAGGCGCATTAAAAAATTCTACAAACTATAACCGTTGGATCAATGCTAGCCGTAACTTATTGCGTAAAGGTAAATTACCTATCATTAAAGGTAACGTCACAGCATACGTTACGCTAGTGTTTCCTGATAACCGTACACGTGATGCTGATAATCGCTTGAAAGGATTATTTGACTGTTGGACAAAATCAGAATGTTTAATCGAAGATGACAGGTTTATTGATACTGTAATTCTTAACAAGAAAGTTATTAAAGGTCAGTCATTTTGTTTGAGCTTTGTAATGAGTTCTGATGATTTAAGCGACTTAGGATTGACCCTGAATAAAGATTATTTAGACAGCGTTTGTGAGAGGTTATCTAATGAAGATTAAAGAGTTGATAGCACTACACACTGTACCTGCTAAATTTCTTCAAGCATGGGCATTATGGCAACGTAGCGAAATAGCTAAGTTAGGTTACAGCCGTACCAGTGCTATATGGGATAGTAAGTCAAAAAGATATTTAGATATTGACGAAAACGATTTAATGATGATTGATAAGGCTGTAACACAGGTATGTCAAACATCTGCTCGTGAGCATTGGCTGATTGTTTATAAATACGTGCATAATTTTAATACACGATTTATCAAAGAAAGACTAGGTTTTGATGATAATCAGTATTACAGATTACTTGACAATGCAACAACACACTTTTATCAAAACTTACTAAAGCTAGTCGGTGAATAGTAATGATTGGATATAGGACCTATAACGCATTGATAACTCATAAAGGTGAGATTATCAAGCAACTTACTAAGGATTATATGCTTGACTATCATTTGCCTTACCTAGACGCTTTAAAAAACGCTGTAAGAGAATTTGATATTAAAGCCGAAGTGTTAAGTGCAAGTTTTAAAAAGGCTAAAAAGATTACAGGTAAATCACAAGCAGAATACAGCAAAAAAGCAGGATCAACTCAAAATAAACGTTGGCGCACAATCATTGATCCATTCACACAAAAGATGTATTCATGCGTTTTAGATTTATTGAGAAGTTACGGAGCTGAAAAGCATTATCAAGGTTTTCTAGGCAGATTAAAGCGATTAGGTTCTGTAAAAAAGGCAATGCTTGCTATTGATATTATTGCTCGTAAATATCCTAACGAAGAGCCTACAACAAGCTATTATGCCAGGAATGTTAGATATAAGGGAGTTACCGATCATAAAGGAAAAAAATTTAGAGATTTAAAAGTGTTATGTGAGTATTACGGAGTTTCTTATACGAAGTTTTATAGATGGTTTGCGCATAAGGGTTATCCGATTGCAACATTAACACAGATGATTGAAAACAAAACATTTAACGATTTAGGAAAGTAGAACAATGAATTTAAAATTTAAAGTATTAAACGGCGGTAAGTTACCTACAAGAGCAGCAGGTGCATTAGGTCTTGGTATCGGTCATATCATTCTTGTTTGGTGTGGAGTGCTTTAAATGACAGTAGATTTAACAAAGGATGAGTTGCTTTTAATTCATCAAGCAGTCAAAGAATATTTTTTTGACTTACTATCCGATCAACTTAACTATGATGTTGATACATCAGATGATCAAAAAGAATATAGCGATTTAGATAATAAGTTACAAAAATATTTTGAACAAAACGAGGAATAAAAATGTTTGATAAAGAAAGCGACATCAAGGTATATGTTACCGAGAATTACTCTATTTTTAATTTCTTAGAAAGCAATAGAGCAGTAAATCAGAATCAAGTAAAAAAAATTGTTAAGTCAATTCAAGCAAAAGGTTATTACCCAGTGCCTATTTTAGTTGATGACAATTACAACATTGTAGATGGTCAGCATCGTTTTACTGCTGTAAAACAATTAAATCTACCTGTTTATTACATTAAAGGTGCTTTTATTGATGATGATTGTATTTCTCTAAATGCTAATGCTAAAAACTGGAATGTAATCGACTACGTTAAATTTTATGCTTCTAAAGGCGCTAAGTCTTATCAAAATTTATTAGAACTTTGGGGACCGTATTCATCTGACAAAAAATCTATTTTTTATTCTTTTGAGGTTTTAAAAAGAGCAGTTCTAAATGAAAAGTATTTTTCAACTGAAATGATAAAAGCAGGTAATTTGGATCTTCCTGAAAGAATTGCTGATATATCTCAGAGACTATCTATTATTAACGTTTGCTTAAAACAATTCAAAGTCACAGCTGATGCAAGAAGAGCTCTTGTTTCTGTTTTATATAAATTATTAAAAAATTTCTTGGTCGAACCAAACAAACTGATAAACAAGTTTGATCAACGCAAAGACAAGGAACTACCAGGATTAAGAACTGTTGAACATGCATTGTACTTAGTCAATGACATTTACAACTACAAGTGTTCAAAGAAAGTTGATCTTGTAATTGCATATAAGAACTTAAATTTAGACAAGGAAGATGAGTAAGGAAAGTAACAAATGATATTAAAAGAATTTTTAGATAAATGTAGCAGAAATGAAAATGTTTGTATTCTTATTGCACATACTCAATTTGAAAGTTTTGTTCGCCAGCCGCAAGGTTTAAAAGAAGATTTTAAAGGGCTGTTAGATTGCAAAGTTATACGTTTCTTTTTAGCTGCAAAAGATGTCTGGACTATTTGTGTACTAATCGAATGTGATGATTTAAACAGAATAAGAGGAGTTAGAAAATGACATTAAGAGATTTTATAGATGATATTGAAGATGATGAGCTTATTTATTTAAAGCTTTGTGACTATTTTGCGAGTGCTTATCCATTTAGAAAATACAGAGTAAATAAAGCGTCAAAACTTTTAGATTGTAAAGTACACAGTATTGGATCGAGGAAATTTGGAGATCAAATTGCAATCGTTATACATATTGAATGCGAAGACTTAAACGACTTTAAGAACTTTTTTAAAAAGGATTATGTATGAACATAGTAATAAGTGTAGTAGTAATAATTGTTATTGTTTCAATTTTTAATTTTGTGTTTACTTATGCTGTGGCAAAGGTTGTGCTGAATCATGCTCAAACAATATCTTTGTTAGTAAAACACGCTTTATTACTGGACGAGCTTTATTTTAGTTCAAACACAACTACTGATAAAGAGGATAAGAAATGAGTAAAACAACAAAGCAGATGAAACATCTATTTAATTTAGCTGTTGGTATTCTTATAACAGGTTTTATTTTTGCAATAGGTGCAGTAATGGGAATAAGTTTCTTTTTAAGAGTAGCAAGTTTGTTATGAGGTAATTAAAAATGAACTTTGATATTAAAGATGTTAAGTCATGGGCTAACCGACATGATGTTAAGGTTGGAGACGAGGGGTATTTTGCTGATAACATAGAAGAGTTAAAAGAAAATAACCGCACAAGAATGATTGCAGAAATTTTAGATGATCATGCTTTTTGTTTTCGTACTCCAACAAATAGGTATTCTTTCTTTTTACCATTAGAAGCGGTTAAAGAAGACAAGCCAAAAGAAAAGAAGTATCGACCTTTTAAAAACTTATATGAGTTTTATCAATTTTTATCTTTTAATTCTTATATTACAGAAGAAGATTTTACTCCAGTAATGTTACTAGCTCTTTATTTTAAATACAGAGAAAAGAAAGCCCTACGTGTTGCAAGTACAATAGTAATTAACAGAATTGACGTTGATTTGAAAGGTATTTGTGAGCCTATCATCGAGGGCAGAAATCTTGAGCGGTGGTTTGATCTTGCTGAAATAATGAATGATGACGGCGAATGGCAACCCTTTGGAGTTGAGGTAAAAGAAAATGATTCAGATTAAAACTACCGTAGAAATTACAGGAGTGCTGCTAAGAAAAGATTTAAAGCCTGAGCTTCAAAAAATGTCACTAAAAGAGCTTAGAAATTTTGTTTTAAATCATAACTCTGAAACTGAGAATATCTTTAAAAATGCTTTCGGTAATTTATATGACGTTCGCATTAAAGACGTTGTAGTTATGGAGAGTAAACAGTAAAACGTTTGCCGTTTGAATAGTAAAAGTGTGACGTTTGAACGGCAAAAGTTGAATGTTTAGGAGATTAAAAAATGAGTGATGAACTTATCTGTATTGGCATGTTGAGTGCTTTATATGTTTATCAGACTTATCGTTTATTCAAATTAGAAAAGTTTGTTTTAAAGCACCTAAGTGCTGTTTGGGAATTTCAGCACATGGTAGTAGATACCCTTGATAAGATTTCAAAAAGGATATAAGAATGAGTGAAAGTTTAGCAAAGATTGTATATCGCAAGTTAAAGCATTTACATCAGGTACAGTATGATACATACAGCACATACAGCAAAGCACCTGGATCAGATACAGGAGTATGGCACACTATTATAATTGTGCCTTGTTTTGATGTGATGTTTTCATGGTATTCAGAAAGTAATCAACTACAAGTTATTTCTATCAAAGATAAAGACGTTGTGGCAACTTTTTATGGCTGTAATTTTAAGCTGTTTATTAAGGCAATAAAAAGGATCTTAAGAAGTAAAAGGTTTAAGCTGAATTATGAAAGTCTTTGAGGTGAAACAATGAAGTGTACATACAAGGTTATTGATAGTAAAGATAAAGAAAGATTATTTCTTTTTACTAAAACGTATGACTTTACAAATGACAGTATCTTAGAATTTTATGAGATAAAAGAGCTTGTAAATAATAACACTGTCCCTTTAATTAAAATGAGTTTTAATGTTTGTACATATCCTTTTGATTATTTGTTTCAAACAATGTTAGAAGAGGTAGGTATAGAAATAAAAGATTTTAAGAGGCTGTAAGATAAAAAATGAGAGTTAAAAATTCTGAATGTGCTATTTATATTAAAGATAGTAAAGAGCCTGTAATAAAAAATCATATAACTTTACCTAAAGCACAATGGAGTGATTTAGATACTAAAAATCCATTTAAACTAAATACAGCAGCAACAATAAGTTATAAAAGAGAAGATAAAAAAAATGATGAATGATATTAAAACTACCCAAAAGATTTTGATTGTTAAAAATAGGCATAATAGCTAATATTTTAATTACTCCATAAAACGTGTTTTTTAAGCTGCTTTTCACGTCTATCAAAAAAAACAGATGTTATGGGTGTTTGGTTGAGTGGTTGATAACACCTGCCTACTAAGCAGGCAATCTTTTTATAAAGGTTCGTAGGTTCAAATCCTACAACACCCGCCAGTTTTTAGCGGTTCGGTAATGTGTCGCATAAGAAACAACATTACTATTGCACATAAGAGTACAGCTCATGCACCTAGTGCAATGTCGTTTATCCGACCAGGCAACGTTTAAAAGTCGTGAACGAAATCACGACTAAATGAGCATTGCAGGGGCGTGTTAGTATCGCTTTTGCCGTTTCTCTCACTTCTAACGTAAAAAGAGTGTACAGTTTTCTAATAATAGGACCCTTTTCACCTGTAGAAAACAGGGCGCACTTAGGGACAGTTTTTAGTTGCTAGTAGTTGATGCAACTCTAAATAAAATCACTACTTAGATTTTTTCAAAGATGACCTCCTATAAAGCCCCTGTTTTTCAACTTTGCAGGGGCTTTTCATTTTACTGATGTCAGTAAAATGGTTTTTATTTCAAAATTTCGCTTGCAAAATCTATAAAGCTGTTCTATATTCTAAGTGTGCCTAGAAAACACATACAAATAAACGCAGCGGAAGATTTACACGTCAGTAGATCATATCCCACCTTATAAATACACTATCTTAGTATAGCTGTATCTGTTGCATGGTGAGTGTGGTGTGAATATATTGAATAAGCACCGTACGTTCTGTGTTTCGTATTTTCTAGCACTCACCGCCATAATCTTTTGTTATGGCATTTAGAAAATCTTTAAATACAGGAAAATTAAATGCAGAATAATATTCAACCTTGCGTTATGCCAAACTTAGCTTTTGTTAAAAACGGTCAGGCTGTTACAACTACTTTTGCTATCTCACAATGGGCTAACAGAGCACATAAAGATGTGATACGCATTGTTAATGACAACCTGGATGCAATACAGCATTTCGGTGAGGTCTCGTTTGAAACGAACCCTGTAAAAACAAAGTCAGGCACACAGCGTTTTAAAATCGCTACCTTAAATTACGATCAAGCTTGCTTTGTTATTTGCTCAATGCGTAACAACAAACAGACTAAAAATTTCAAGGTAGAACTTTTATTAGCTTTTAGAAAGTGCCGTGAACAACTAGCAAATGCACGTAAGGCATATTCAGAAGAGGCTATCAAAAAACTACAGGCTAATAACTTTGAAGCCGGTTATGCAACCGCTAAAGCAACTTTTTGTAAGCCTGATTTAAACATAGTTACTACTCGTGAGCTTGTATCAAAAAATAATAACTTTGCTTTTGGTATCAGCAAGAATAGCTTAATGTATGAGTATCTTAAGGTTATGCGTAAAATTAAAGCTAACAAGGAACAATGGCAGCAAGAGGTTGAAGAGTTTAATTCTATCGTTGGTGATGCTTGCGAATTATCTGAAAACTGTGAAAAAATAAAGGTGTAAAGCCTTTGTTTATCTAGGAACTGTATAAATCGACTGTTTCGGAACACACCATAAAAGGAGTTTTGGAACAGTATAAATCGGTAGTCATCAAACAGACAAAATAAAACGGTAGTCATAAAGGCTACCGTTATTTTTTTTACTCTTTATCTACATAAACATTTTGCCATGCGCAAATATTGTTAGGTTTAAATACATCTAAAAAATCATATCCACGAGGGACTTTTAAATGCAAGTTGCTTTTATCTTTAAAGACAATTAGAAATTTATCGAAATCAGGATCATCTTTATCAATAGTCTTTGCACTACCTGAACTCAAGTGTCTGGAAATGTAACTTAAAGTTGCAACAGTGTTTTTATCAATATCTTTTCGTCTGTACATCTGCGCTACTAATTCAGCAATAGGCACGACTTGCTTTAAGGCATCAAACAGGTTAAAAGACATCAAATCTTTATCATTTGTAATCTTTTCGCCTCTATAGCTATAGATATCTCTAAATCTATAATGCTTAAATACCTGATCTAATTTTTCTAACCCAGAAAGCAGATTGTTAGAATTATTTATAATATATCCAAATACATCAGGCACAGGATCATTATCAGAATTATCACTAACGCTATCATTATCTTTTACCTTTTTAAAGCAGCCGTGCATTAAGTAGCAAGCATAGTTATCAGCCTTAGCTAAATCTTCCTTACCATTCTTTAAGTTAGCACGGTATCTATACTTAATTACGTTACCTTTTAAAAAGCCTTTGAACTCATCAGGTGTGAGCATCGCTTTAATCTCATCAATACATTCATGTGAACCCTGCATATAATGCTTTGGATTAAAAACAGTATCAGTCATAATAACTCCAATATAACTCCGATAATAAGTGACCTATCATCAGCATTAGAGCTGAAAGCAGGCAACAAATAAGAAAACTAAACATAAAATAAACAACGATAAATCTTCGATAAATAGTGAGGTGTCCATTATTTGCACCACCTATCAAATGACTTAGAAAGAAAATTTACGCAAAATAGTATTGCTACTATGTAAGCACCCAGTGCTGATAAAGTTAAAAAACATTCATACATTGTCATTGTTTTACTCCATTGTATAAATCAATTAAATTGTTGTAATAAGTTGCGGTGATGTCACAATCACGCGCAATTACTAATTGTTGTTCATAAAGTCTTTGAAGTTTTGCTTTGTCTTTTCCAGGGCATTTACAGGTACTTTGTGAAATTGCTTTGGTAGTTGTGGTATCTGTGGACAAGCCTTGACCGCTATCGGTCGTGTCTGTGTGCACGCTGTCAGTATCACTAAACAGCCCATTAAAATGATACCGATTATAAGTAGATGTAATGTGTTGAACGTCAAGCGCAATATTACTTTGTGCATCTGCTAATACTCCGTTAAAAACATTTTCTTTTTTAGCCTTATCTTCTAAAGCCTGATTAAGCACCTGCGCTTGTTTCTTTTCATATTCAGCTATCTTTAATTGATAGTGTGAAGATGTAAAAGAATAGCTTATATAAGCACTAGCTAATACAGATACAGCCCATAAGCAATTCTTTAAGCTAAACATAAAAAAATACCCCTTAACCCCTTAACAGGGAAAGGGGTCACAATGTCTATCACTTTTAGTGAATATCAACTAGGACTTAAGTAAAAAAAAAACTGGTGCACCGTGATTGCAGGCTCACGGGCAAGCCTTTTGCAACATCTCAAAGAGTACAGAATAAGTGATCCAAGAACTTACATATCAATTTAAAACAAACTCATTCTGTACTTATGAGATGTCAATCAAAACACAAATACAGTCGCACCCGTAACTCATATTTTTCTTAGCATCTCATAAGTAAAGAATGGCAAGGATAAGCAGATTTGAACTACTACTAAAAGGATCAAAACCTTTTGTGCTACCTTTACACCATACCCTTATTCGTAAGCTAATAGGTAAAAGGAAAAGAGCTAACGATTAAACCTTTAAACCTATTAGCTAATAGCTTATTGTTTATGTGTATATAGTAGTATAGTGTTTTAACATTGTCAATCATCTGTTTTACTTTATTTAAACACTTACTTTTTATCACTTTGATATTTCAGTGAATTTAGGTAAAACATTTTTTACGTGGAGGTAAAATTCAGAAAACAAAAAAAATTTGTATGGGGCTAAATTTGAAAATTACAAAAAATTTTACGTGGGGTAATATAGAGGTTCGAGCGTGCGTTTGGGGGCGACGGGGTGTACAAATCATCATTGGTTAGCGCCACGCAACAGCCGTTAGCACAGGCTCACCAAATTCCCCACAACACGTGACGAAAAGACACACGCAAAAGCAGATGCAAAATCTTTAAACGGTCACAAACATGGTCGCAAAAGTTAGTATGAAATTCTTAAAGCTGAATAGATAAAGACATGAGCATGATTGTATAGAGTTGAATATAAGCACTAACACCACGACAATGCTAAGACAAAGCAAAGAGAACAGAACAAACAGCACAGCAGCAGCACTAGCAGACTTAAGAATGAAATCGGAAATCAAAGCATTTTCTAAGATTGATATTACCTTTTTGTTTTTTCACCCTTTCACCTTTTTGCTTTTGTTTTCTTTGTTGTCTGTATATGTATAGTCATAAGCGTGTACATATAAGTGACCTGGTACTGCTGCCATACTGGTAATTAGATGTGTAGTAAGTGTAAGTTAGATGTGTTTATGTTTGTTTGATAAGATAAAGTATAAAGACGTGTGCGCGCTCATTAGCTAGTCATTGTTATATCCATTTGCATTAACGTTGTCAAATTTTTTCATACATATATATATCGTTTTCACTTTCATTAGTTTATTAGCTTATACAATGCACCATTTAAAGACAAAAAAGGCGATCATATTGACCGCCTGATTTTGCTTGTTTGTTTTATTCTTCTAATTGTCTTAAACAATGATTTATAAAAATTTGTTTTTGCTCTTCTGTTTCAAAAAGGCTTAAACCTTGATTTTTTCTCATTAAGATGAAATCAGCTAGTGCATTTCTGCACTCTTCTTTTTCTCTTGCTGCATAACCTAATGCCACTTCTTTTAAAAATTTTATTTCATCTTTTATTGTTTCATCTGCTGTTAAGATTTGATCGCCGATATTATTTACAGCTTTAGAATAAAAAAAGTCACTTGTTTTATAGTTATAATGACCGACTAAAATTTGAACTGTGCTTTCAAGCTCTTTTGCAATCATACTAATATCGCTTTCAGCGTCTAATATAATTGTGTGAATAACGTCACCTGTATTTTTAGTTATGATCTCAAAATAAAAATAACGCTTATCATAAATATGATCATCTTCATAATGATCAAAAGCAAAAAAGCAATCACAATTAGATGCATCTAATACATCTTCTATGCTTTCAATTTTAACAAAATCGTCATGTTCTGAATTGCAGTTATCAGGAATTAAGTGTAAAAAGTAAGGTGTAAATTTAATTTGTTCAAGTTTAGTCACTAAACCATTTTCGCCTGAAATGTGATATAGATCTTCAATATTCATTTTTTACTCCATTTTCATCTTACGCAATACAAGTGTGAACGCTTAAAAGTTGAATATTTTAAGTTGCAGACACTGGTCATGCTAGTGCTAGAAACGCTTTTATATACCTGAGCAGGCACAAACACACCATTATGATCACGCTTAATTGCTCTAATAATGATGTCGTTCTCAGTGTAAATGCTTGTACCGTCTTTTTGTTCGTGCCAACCGTCAGATATTACTTTTTTAACCATTTTTTACTACTCCATAAAAAAAACACTTATCAAAGGGGACTTGTCAACCCCCTTACATAAATATTTTTTATCTTAGCTCAATAGAAATATATGTCTCTTTAGATAAATTACTAAAAATCAAAGACAAATCATAAATTTTAGCTTTTCCATATTGTTTTAATAAGCCATCAAGTTCGCAATCATTCAAAGCACCTCCATAAATTGCGTAATTATGGCGATCGTACACTTTAAAATGAATATTGCCCTCACCATTCTCTTTGAGATTAGCTAAATCTAAATGTTCGACTAATTGATTTAAAGTTAAATTATTACCGCTGAATTTGTTGATTAAATTATTTAACATAATCATTTACTCTATAAAAAAACACTTATCAAAGGGGACTAGCCAATCCCCTTACATAAATATTTTTTTATCTTACGCAATACAGGTGTGAGCGCTTAAAAGTCGAATATTTTAGGTCGCAGACACTAGTCATACTAGTGCTAGAAATGCTTTTATATACCTGGGCAGGCACAAACTCACTGTTATGATCACGCTTAATTGCTCTAATGATAATGCCATTTTCAGTATAAAGACTGCTGCCGTCTTTTTGTTCGTGCCAGCCGTCAGATATTACTTTTGTAGTCATTTTTTTACCTCTTTAATAGCCGTGCTATATTAACACGGCTTTTGTTTGTTCTTTATTCTGATTGATATTCAGGTGCGTTTAAATCATTTTCAAATTCAAAGCCTTTAAATTCTTGATCACGTTGCAAATATGTATTAACTAAGCTTGCCGATTGTTTATCGACAAAACTTTCTAAAAAAGTATAAGCAAGTTCAATATCTGGAGTATCTATTCCTAGTCTCTTTTGTAAAATTTCTAAAACGTCAAAATCACATAAAGCATCTTTTAGATCTTTCACGGTCAAAGTTGTATTTGCAAGGTCAAAAAGTTCGCACAGAATATCGTAAGTTTTTTCTGACTTTGAATAATCAAACAAAAACCACTTTCTATACTCATCTTTTGTCTTAAACTCATAAAAAGGATCATTTGCGTTGTCTGTATACTTTTTTACATACTGAATAAAATCATTCTTATTCAAAGAATTAACGTAATCTCTATCACTAGGATCAATCCACACATGTTTTTTTATAAATGAAATGATTGAGCTTTCTTTATATAAATTTTCACGATAGTAAAAATACATTTTAATGTCTCCTGTTAAGTTGTGAAAAGGTAAATCATAGAGCACTAACCTTGTGCTAATGCTCTAACATTTAGCTTTTTGCCTATGCCACTTCTAAACACTCCACTTCTTTATAACTTTTATCCAGTTACCGCTTAACTTCTTTTTGCCTGAATCAGAAACGCACCAATCGCCCTTAACTTCGCCGATCATTGTTTCATAATCAACGATCTTAGGATGCTTTTTTGTTCCTCCCCATACTGGATATTGAATCTCGATCATTTCTTTCTGTGTTGGTGCTTCTACCTTCTCATTAGTAATTACAAGATCACCAGCTAAAAAGCGATCAACATTATTTTCATCAATGCTATAGAAGTCAGTCTCATTATACATTTTAGATGTATGATGCCAGCTAGTTCTAGTTAAGAAGTGCTTTTTTAACTGTTTAACGGTCAACTTTTTAAACTTCACGATGTTTGCTTTATCTTCTAAGACATCTTCGATAGCTTCGATTAAGTTAGTTTTCAGCCATCTAGATAAAGGCATTTCATCGTTTAAGTATGCTTCAAAAGCATTGTTGGACATTGAATAACCACGATAACCGCTCATTTTTTGTATCTCCTAAAAGTGCCTATTCTTTATACATTACAAGGTAATCAGATAAAAGCCTGTACTGTCCAAAAATGTGATTTAAGGTTGCAATTTGAGCTGTTAAGCACTCAACTTTAAATTTCATTTGCTCATCTGTTGAGTTGCTAAAGGTATCTATAGCATACTCGCACATATCACGTATGTTTTTTAGTTGATAGATAAGATCATCTTTTTTAACTTTCTTTTCAAGTTGTAATTGAATCTTGTGCATAAAAAAAACTCCAGTGTTAAAAGTGCCTATGCTACTGCATAGCGTTATTTGTGATTAGTCACATAAAAAGACTTGATTTAAGCCTTTTTATGTGACGGCTGCACCTGGCAACCGCCACAAAGTCAATTTTTTGACAGCTTAGAACGGGCAAAACTCATCACGATCTGCGCTCAGTTCTTCGACTTGCTCAGGGGTCAAAGAGCCATAAGCGTGATCGCAAAATGGAACGACTTGATCAAACTCTTCGGCTTTGTTGCCTTCTACGATCCATTGTTTGAGTTGTTGATCGTGTTTATATTCAGCTTCAGAACGATGATCAAAGCTAACTTTGAAAAGGTCACGATCTGCGCTTTCTTTGTCTAAGATGTAAGTTGTTGAATCAGGGTTAGAATAGCTTGCAGCAGCTGCAATTAGTGCGCTTTTCTCTTCTGCGCTAATTTTTGCTGGGACCTGATATCTAATAATTTGATCGTGCTGGTCATCGTTCTGGTCACGCTTTTGAGCAGCTAAACTTCTGCGATCGTGAGCATTTATAAAAGCGCTCAAAGGGAACAATGTAAAGTAATGAACTTTACCGCCTGCAATTTGGATAGGGCATCTAGCACCTTTTGAGCCTTTTTTCACAATATAGAAAAGCTTTTTAGCTTGTTGAATAGTTGCAAAGCCTGTGAATGCGATCGCATTCTTTTTGCAGTAGTCGCTTAGAATGTTTGCGATATTTGAATTTGCTTTATAAGCTTTACCAGTTAAGAAGTTGAAATAGCACATAATTATATTTTCTTTAGTTGTTTTTTTACAACTTTGATAGATACAGCCTTGAATTTCAAAGCCGTATCTATATACTTAAGGTGTTAAGTTTGTGAAAAGCGATTGAAGTTTTTAACTTTGATCGCTTTTTTAGTCATTACGAATATAACCGTTTGATATAATTGTATAATCACCGCTCATAACTAAATCACGCCCAAAAGCCTCGTAATCGAAATAACTACTTTTCCAATCTTTCGGATCTAGTTCTCCTGTCTCTTCTAATATGGAGTATGCTAAATCTTCATAGCTCGGATCATCAGAAGAGATAAAATTCAAATCCTCGTCTTCACAATGCTGTATTTGCTCCTCCAAATCACAACTATATTCACAAACAGCTTGAATATAGTCATCACTGCATGAGCTAATCACTTCTGATAACCTGTAAAGCGTTTCAGAATCAATGTATTCGCCGATGCCAAATGAACTTTCATAATCAGTAATAAAAAACTCGTTCCCTTCTTTAATGCCACAATGGCGACAAATTTCGCCAAAATTGTGTTTTTGGCGGTCAAACTCTTCAATATTGACCCAGTCGCCGATTAAAGCGCCATTGTTATATGCGTGTAAGTCAGTTAAAAAAATTCTGTGTTCCATTTTTTTTGTCTCCAGTTTTAAAAATAATTAACACCGTTCTTGATAACGACTTTTAAGCCGTTTTCAAAGAAATATTCTTTCTCATCTACATTGAAATGATCCTTTGAGTGGTCAATCTCTGCAGGTGTATTGTCATCGCAGGTTGGATCAAAGTAGATTGCACCGTCTTCTGCGGTCTTGATGTATTCATTTTCTGTATTCATTTTTTTATCTCCATTAAGTTAATTGCTAAGGCTTTATCGCCTTTCGTTGTTTATATAATAGATGCAATATTTTTATAAATATTACAATTATTTTATAAAACATTATATAACTATATGAATTTAAAGAAAATTTTATTTGAAAATATTTTGATGTGAGCTATACTATACATATACATATATAGTTATATGAGATTTTTAGAAAAATGATAAGCGTTTATAATATTGATTTTCCTACACAATCCGATTTTTTCAGATTGCTAGGATATACAAGACCTTTAGCAAAAAAACAGATAAATGAACAGTATGGAACGTTAGAGAACGTTGCAAAATCAAGACTTAAAGCCAACACAGACGATCAAGCGCGTGAGATGCTGCAAGCACTGAAAGATAAAGCTCAAAATATTGACTTAGCAAAAGAATGTTTCAAAGTCGCCTGGAAGATGCTAGACGCTGAACGTCAAGACATAATTATACAAACAGTAGCAGCGCTTAATAACATTGATGTATCAGAATTAAAAAAGAAAATGGAATTATAACAAAATTCAGGTGTTGTGGGCTTGTTCTCAGGAACGCAAAACTGAAATGTTATAACCGTGCTTTACGGTGTGCAAGGCACGGAATTTAAAACAGACTAAACCTATAGGAGTGCAGGTATTACTACTTTTTGACCGATTTCTAACTTTTCAAAAATCAAACTCCACGGCAATTTGACATAGAAAAAATCGTGCTTATCGTCTAAAACACATAAGTAAGCAATAAGAACGATATAAATTAGATAAAAGATCTCATCTTTTCTAAA